AAAGAATAACAGAAAGTTTAGGGTTATTTGTATTATCTAAATCTGTTTGATCTTCATTGTCAACAGTAACAGTAGTTGTAGTAGCTGATTGAATTAAGCCACCTTTTCTTAAACCACTCCTAACAGGATCAGCAACATCTATTACATCACCGGGGGCAATCATTACACCCGCTTCTATTGTCGTTGTAAAGCTAACCACTTCACCTTCATTGAAAAGTGTGTAAAGCATCCACCGCCCTAATCTATTAGCTTCCCCCCGTGAAGTACACCCCCAAGCTTTCACATTTTTCTGAACAATTCCGTACTTTGCCTGATAGTTAGCGTCTGAAACTTCTTCCCAATCTATGCTTTGAGTTTCATTATCAAAATAACTTACATTAATTTGTGTTGCCCTTGTTCTAATAGATGAGCCTGAATAAGTAAAACCCCCATCTGCTGTATTAGCCAAAGTAAACAAATAAGATGAATCTTTAGGTGCATCTTGACTAATAGTTATTCCTCCATTTGACCAGTAGGGCATACAACGCATAACCCCGCAAATACTATTAACTAATTTATAAGCGTCGTGTTGTTGTTGTATTGATACGTTTAATGTGAATCTTGCGTGAGTTGTTCCATTGCCTGACATATCATCAATCTGTTCATTATTATAAACCGAGCCAGAATAGAAGGTATATTTATCAATTTGTGATTCTGTTAAATGAGAACCAAACCCGTATCTTTCATTGATTAATAAATCATATAACGCCCATGCTGGACACGTACAAGCTACTTTAGTTGCTGAAAATGTACCGTCCCAAGATCCACTAAAACTTAAACTTCCATCAGCTCTAACACTTGCATTACTTGGTATTTTTATTAATGTCCCGCGTAAACGAAACATCCGGGCGGGCACTTGCGGAAATTGTTCTGCATCAAATCTTAAAGCACAATGAGCTGTATTTAAATAAGGTTTTTGATCATATATTATTTCTGTCCAACTCATCCAATTAAACTTATCGAATAACTTACTAGGATCAGAAGCGTTCGCCGTATTCCTTATAACTCTTACATTGATAGGAAATGCACCGCTTAGATCTATTTTGTAATCTCTAAAATAAGCATCTGTACTTCTACCGCTAACAGTATCAGTAATAATTGTTGAATAGCTTCCGCCGTTATATTGAATTTGAATACTTAACGAAACAGAAGTACCATCAATTCCACCATCATCTTTATATTTTTGCAGTCTAGGAAATGCAACTGTAACCCTTACAGCATTAATATTAGTATTAGTAATTGTCCTTGTTATTGGCGCCCCGTTCGTAACTTCCGCCGGTAATAGATCAGTTTTCTCAGTTGTAATATCATTTATTCCTGCAATATATGTTTGATTAGACTTACCAAATCTAGGTTCAAAATCTACGCCCCTAAAGTTATAATCACTATCTTGAACATTAGATATATTTGCTGAGCTGTTTAATATCTGTGTCCCGTTTAAATAAATATCTTTTAAGGCAGCTAAATTATAATTTGCTGTGCCTTGCGTATATCCTCCATCAATAGCCGACGGGAAACCAGCCAATTCACCTTCTGCCAATGCTTCAACGTATAAGGCAAATTGTTTACTAGCTAAAACGCTTGACGGTAAAGCCGGATCAGTAAGCCTAGTTGATTCGTTAAATTGTTCTATTGGCATTAGGCAGTCCCGTCAACTTGAACTGTATCTATTTGGTTTGAGATTGTTACGCTGCCAGAAAATATCTCGTAGCCGTAGCAGATTTTTAACGGCACACCCGCACGCGAAACGTTTTGAATCCCGCTAAATGAATAGTTGCTCTGCGGGTCCATTTCGCTACCAGCAGACGGAACAGGTTCATCAGGTGCTAATAATCCAGCTACGCCACTCAATGCCAAAGAAAGCCCAACACCTGCAACAATCGAACTGACTGCAATAGCAGAAGTTATCCCAAATGTTCCAACGTACATACCTGCAAATTGGGGGGCAGCAACAATTAAAGCAACACCAATAATAATTCTTGTCCATTTACTTTTAAAAAGATTTTTAAGGTTAAGAGTTCCAGCAACAACAGGAACAATAGTGATCTCTCTACCGATTGGATAATTTAACTCTTCATGCCCAATTGCAAACCCATCGCATTTAATACTGTAAAACTGACTTGCAATATGTTTTTTTAAATGGGGCCAATTAGCAATAAGAAATTTTCCTACTTCCGCCGCTGAATGAACGTCAGCAAAATAAACCCCATCTTTCCAACCTAAAAGTTTTTTTAACCTCCCGTAAACTTTGATTTTTGTGAGCATTGTATTTAGTCGTTCCTTAGTCTTAGTTTAACTCGAAGGTTTTATACAATCCCAACTTTCAGATTCAGGGTTGACGATATAAAAAGGCAAATCAACATGATTACAACTTTCAATATCAGTTTGACTTGCATTAGGTAAAACACCTTGACCGGGGTGTGAATGGAATACAGCGACGGGTTCCCCTTGATCCTCCGCCTTAATCCAAGAATCAGGGCAAATTAAAAATTCTTGTTCAGGTTCTTCTGATACATTTTTACAAGCAATATAAGTCTCTACACCATTAACTAAACAAACAAGCCCGCAAACTTCTTTACTCGATGTCTTCGCATGATCTAATGCCGCTTTTTTCCAACTCATGAAACGAAAGTACCAACACCGGGAAACTCTGCCCTAGTGATTAAACGCTTAGGTGCTTTAGGCCCATAATTAAGATCTAATGCGCTTGCTAGTTCCCATTCAACATAGTCTCTATTTTCTGTTACTTTACGATCTAAAAAATATATCTCTTGCGGCATTTCATTATTTGCAGGCGTTCCAAAAGGGTTAACACCATCAGGCCAATTAGCCGCATCAAGGTAACAAGCGCAGGTTCTAATTCTCACTAATTTGCTTCCACAAAGATCAATAAAAGGCGTAACAGCGTTAGCGTCTAACATCATTGCCGTCATTGTCCCAAATAAATTACTGACCTTTAAAGATGGGCGAGGTAACGCCCCTTTTCCTGTTCGTTCATATCCGGTGCTTTCTATTGGCATCCTTTGATAACTTTGACCCTGCCAAATAATTTCATTGTTGTTATTTGGTGCGCTGCCATTATGAAACCGTGTCGTGTCGCTGTTGCCGTGAAGCGTAGAATCAAGCGTCAAAGTAAACAGCTCAATAATTGCGCTAGGGCTAATTTTTTGTAATTCGCTTACAGGTACAGCCATTAAGATTCAAAGACTTCTCTAAATGTTGTATTAATTGTTGTTCGACCAAATACAGCAATTTCAACCGACCAATCAGAACAAACCCATTTACCGGCGCTACCTCTTGGAGGTGTCCAATCAAACGACTCAGTGCCTTTTCTAGCTTCTAAGAAAGTAATGATGCTATCTCTTTCTGTATCATCACGATTAGCAAAAGAAAGTCTCCATGATTTCGGATCTCTTTGCAGGCCGAATTGTAACCGCTTTTCATAGCCTTCGTTGAACGAAACGGTACGAACAGCGGGGGCGCTGTTTTCTGTTGCTGTATAACTTGGGGTGTAGGAAAAGGTCGCCATAATTAAGCAGCTAAAAGGCCCCCCGGTCTTTTTTCTTGAACAATGGTATTTTTAACGGCTGCCGCGATTACTTGACCTAGCATTTTCCCTTCTTGATCGCCGCTTGTTTCTGTTCCTGAACTATCAACATTAACAACAATATTATTAGTTGTTCCACCGCCTTCTACTCCTAAAATTCCATTGCGACGACGTAACGGGAGAATCGCCTCAGCACCTTTTTCACCTGCAACGGCAACGCCCCCGTTTGCCATCATTTTGTAGTGAGGACTATTTATAACTCCGCCTTTTGCATACGCCGTTACATGTTGACCATTTTCAAGGACATTTCCTTTAGCACTAAATAGCCCTTCAAACCAACCAGTTAAAGGCGCTGTAATTGTTTTTTGTATAGCGATTCTTACCATATCCGCGATAATGCTATTTGCTAATGACTTAAATGAAAGCTTGCCCTCGGTCACAAACGAAACTAAGGCGTCCTCCATTCCTTTGATTCCTTTTATGACTACATCAGCCATCCCTTCTTCAACAGATTTAATTGAATCTTTAAAAGCTTTTAACTTAGTTTTCATATGATCGCCAAAAGTTTTATCAAGGGAACCATTTAAATCATCAGATCCTTTTTTTAA